TTATTGCTGACATCAAGGAATTGATTTCAGACGATAAGGTATGTGGTTATCTGTTCAAGCAACCACATAAGATTGATGTGAATAAGTCTGTGTTCCTTACAGAGGAACCTGCTGAAAGCACTGATGTGAATGTTACTTTCTCTTCCTGGATTTTCTTCACTAGTGATGATGAGATTCCAGTCCGTGCCGATTGGATTGTCACTATTGTAGAACCAGTCAAAGCAATCAAAGAACTTTATGAGGAGAAGGTAAATGGCGAAGATGATTAAAGTAATTTTATTAACTAACAGCGAAAAACTGATTAGTGAAATCATGGAGATTGGTGCAGATGTTGGTGAACCAGACTGCAAACTAATCAACCCACATGAAATCTGGGAAGGACCTAACCTTTGTCCTTGGATGATGAATGATACTGACCAGACAGAGTTCATGATTAGTTCGGATAAAATCTTGACTATGTGTGACCCCAACGATACACTACTTGAAAAATATGAGGAGAAAACAAACTAATGGCACTTTCTAAAAGTACAAAGGACCATCTGCTAGAAGCAGAGTCTCACATGCGTGCAGCAATCAAGTCTGCTGCCGTGAACGAGAAACCCGTGGTGGTCAAAACTTTATCACAAATTTTGCTGGATATTGACCAATGTAAGCGAATTGATGATATAATGGATATGCTGGACAATAGGAAACCTGGAAGCAGTGGGTCCTGGGGTAGCATGTTTACTGATGGTGAGGAATGAAGTTTTACACTAATGTTCAGATGGTCGGGGATCACTTCCTGGTCCGTGGTTATGAAAACGGTCAAAGTTTCATGACTCGGGAGAAGTTTTACCCGACTCTTTTTGTGCCTTCTAAAAAGAAAACCAAGTTCAAGACTCTCACTGGTGATTATGTTGAATCTATTCAACCTGGTTCTGTACGTGACTGCCGTGAGTTTATCAAGAAGTATGATGGAGTAGAAGGATTTAAGATCTATGGAAATGATCGGTACATCTATCAATACATTTCCGATAACTATCCAGAAGATCAAATCAAATTCGACATTAGTAAAATCAAACTGGTAACTATCGATATTGAGGTTGCTTCTGAGAATGGATTCCCTGATGTAGAAAGTGCAGCAGAAGAAATGCTGCTGATTACTATTCAGGATTACAACACCAAGAATATTATTACTTGGGGTGTGGGTCCATTTCTCAACAAGCAAAAGAACGTAGAGTATCGACAGTTCTCATCAGAGCACGGTATGCTCAATGACTTCATTCATTACTGGATGAACAACACCCCAGAAATCGTAACTGGTTGGAACAACCAACTGTACGATATGCCTTACATTGCTCGTCGCCTGGAGCGTATTCTGGGTGAGAAGTTGATGAAGCGGCTTTCACCCTGGGGTCTGGTCACAGAGACTGAAGTCTACATCATGGGTCGTAAGCAGATCTCTTATGATATTGGCGGCATTACTCAGTTAGACTATCTTGACTTGTATAAAAAGTTTACTTATACTAATCAAGAGTCATATCGTTTGGACCACATTGCCAACGTTGAACTTGGACAGAAAAAACTTGACCACTCTGAGTTTGATACATTCAAGGATTTCTATTCCAAGGGTTGGCAGAAGTTCGTAGAATACAACATCATTGACGTGGAACTTGTTGACCGCCTGGAAGACAAGATGAAACTGATTGAACTAGCACTCACGATGGCATATGATGCTAAGGTGAACTATTCAGATGTGTTCTACCAAGTTCGCATGTGGGATACGATCATTTATAACTATCTAAAGAATAGAAACATTGTTATCCCTCCAAAGGAAAGGAGCGACAAAGATGCGAAATACGCGGGTGCCTATGTCAAGGAACCGATTCCGGGAAAGTATGATTGGGTTGTGTCTTTTGACCTCAACAGTCTGTATCCTCATCTTATTATGCAATACAATATCTCACCAGAGACCCTCCTGGAAGAAAGGCATCCCTCAGCAACAGTTGATAAAATCCTTAATCAGGATGTGACCTTTGAGATGTATAAGGACTATGCGGTCTGCGCTAATGGTGCTATGTACCGTAAGGATGTCCGTGGATTCCTGCCTGAACTGATGGATAAGATGTATGATGAACGAGTTATCTTCAAGAAGAGGATGCTGAAAGCAAAGCAGGAGTATGAGAAGACGCCAACTATTGCTCTACAAAAAGAGATCGCCAGATGTAACAACGTTCAAATGGCGAAAAAGATTGCTCTTAACTCTGCTTATGGTGCTATCGGTAACCAGTATTTCAGGTATTATAAACTAGCAAATGCAGAAGCAATCACTCTGTCTGGTCAGGTATCCATCCGCTGGATTGAGAACTGCATGAACAAGTATCTAAATAAACTGTTGCAAACAGAAGAAACCGATTATGTTATCGCATCAGATACTGATTCGATATATCTTAATCTCGGACCTCTTGTTGATAAATTTCTTAGTAATAAGTCTGACGATAAAACAGCAGTTGTGGCGCTACTTGATAAGATCTGCCAAGAGAAACTGGAACCTTTTATCGAATCATCGTACCAAGATCTGGCGTCGTATGTTAATGCGTACGATCAGAAAATGCAAATGAAGCGAGAGAATATCGCAGAACGTGGTATTTGGACTGCTAAGAAACGATACATTCTCAATGTCTGGAATAGTGAAGGAGTTCAATACTCTGAACCTAAACTCAAGATGATGGGTATTGAAGCAGTCAAGTCATCAACACCGGCTCCTTGTCGTCAAATGATTAAGGATGGTCTGAAGTTGATGATGAATGCTACTGAAGAAGATGTGATTGATTTCATTGATAAATGTCGCTTTGATTTCAAGAAACTGAAACCTGAAGAGATTGCATTTCCTCGTTCAGTATCTGATGTTGTGAAGTATCGTTCACATTCAGATATCTATGTGAAGGGAACTCCAATCCATTGTCGTGGCGCTCTTTTGTTTAATCATTACATCAAAGAGAACAAACTCACTAATAAGTATTCTCTTATTAACAATGGTGAGAAGATCAAGTTTCTTTATCTTAAGAAACCAAACATTATTCAAGAGAATGTTATATCATTCATTCAAGACTTTCCTACAGAACTCGGTCTTGACAAATACATTGACTATGACCTACAATTTGAAAAGAGTTTTGTAGAACCACTAAAATCAATCTTAGATGCGATTGGTTGGAATGTGGAAAAAACTGTAAACCTGGAATTATTTTTCTCCTAATGGAATTGCCTATCAACGATAAAGAACTTGCCACAATTATTAGTGCCCTTCGCCTAGGTGGTGATGCTGCTTTATATCAAAAACTTGTAAGGATTAAGGAGATTAGAGATGCTAATCCAGGTGGACCATACAAAAAGATTGCTCGTGAACAGTTTGGATTTGTAATGTAATTATGGACTTTTTGAAAGATATTGTAAAAGAGATCGGTGATGACTACACAAAACTCGCAGCCGATATTGATGACACTGAAACATATGTGGACACGGGTTCGTACATTCTTAACGGACTTGTATCAGGTAGCATTTTTGGCGGTGTATCTGGCAACAAGATTACTGCCATTGCTGGTGAGTCTTCTACTGGCAAGACTTTCTTTAGTCTCGCTGTGGTTAAGAATTTTCTGGATAACAATCCTGATGGTTACTGTCTGTACTTTGACACTGAAGCAGCAGTTAATAAGTCTCTTCTTGAAAGTCGCGGCATTGACCTAAACCGTGTTGTTGTGGTCAATGTTGTGACTATTGAAGAGTTCCGTAGCAAGGCACTCAAAGCAGTTGATATCTACCTGAAGAAACCACTTGACGAACGCAAACCCTGCATGTTCGTTCTGGATTCTCTTGGTATGTTGTCTACTGAGAAAGAGATTCGTGATGCTTTGGATGAAAAGCAAGTTCGTGATATGACAAAATCACAACTGGTCAAAGGCGCCTTCCGCATGTTGACATTGAAACTCGGACAGGCTAATATACCAATGATTGTCACAAACCACACTTACGATGTCATCGGTGCTTATGTTCCTACTAAAGAGATGGGTGGTGGTTCTGGTCTTAAGTATGCTGCCTCTACCATCATATATCTCAGCAAGAAAAAAGAAAAAGATGGAACAGCAGTTGTCGGAAACCTTATCAAGGCAAAGACTGCTAAGTCGCGTTTAAGCAAGGAGAACAAGGATGTTACGGTGCGTCTGTATTACGATGAGCGTGGTCTTGATCGATATTACGGTCTTCTTGAACTCGGTGAGCTCGGTGGTATGTGGAAAAACGTTGCTGGACGCTATGAGATAGACGGTAAGAAAGTCTATGCCAAAGCAATCCTCAAAGACCCAGAGCAATACTTCACACCAGAAGTCATGGAGAAGTTAGAAGTCATCGCTCAGAGTGAGTTTAGTTATGGTGCATGAAGAACATCTGCATCATAAAGACTGGAATAGATGTATCTAAAATCCTAGAACAACTGAAGGAGTATCCAGAAGACTGGGGTTCTCAGAAGAACCTGAAGAATACAGAACTTCTAGACCCAAATGAATATCTAGTTACAGCGGATGTTCTTCAGTTGGTTATGGGTGGAGTTAATAGTCAAGATGAATATGTTGGTGATACTGAAATTTGTATCAAGACACCAGCATACGAACATCACACTGAGATTCTGAAATACCTGTCAAAGTATTTCAAGAAGATGAGAAGATGTGGATTTCTTGCGCTGCCTCCTGGTGAACAAGTTGGACTTCATATTGATGAAGGAACTTACTATCTTTCAAAGGATAGATACCACCTTTCCATTCAGGGTGAATATGAGTATACTGTGGGAGATGAATCTATCATAGTAAAACCAGGCACCCTGCTATGGTTCAATAATAAACTACCCCACAAAGCAGTGAATGTGGGTGAAGGTGTTAGAATCACCTTTGTATTTGACGCTCCTCATCATAAGAAAAATCCTCAACATGGAAAGACTTGAATTTACAATTCTAAGGAACTTAGTTCATAACGAGGAATACTCGCGTAAAGTTATACCTTTCATTCAACCAGAGTACTTTGATAATCGGGTAGAGAAAGTTATATACGAAGAACTTACAAAGTTTCTTGTAAAATATAATAGTGGTATCACAAAGGAAGCACTCGCTATTGAGGTAGAGAGCAGGACTGATCTCACTGGGGATGAGATTGGAACAGCACGGGATATCATTTCTAACATCCATGATGGCGTAGTTGAACATCAGTGGATGCTTGATAGCACAGAGAAGTGGTGTAGAGACAGAGCAATCTATCTTGCTCTGATGGATTCTATTCAGATTGCTGATGGTCAAGATGATAAGAGGAACCGTGATGCGATTCCTTCTATTCTTTCTGATGCGTTAGCAGTATCGTTTGATAACAACATTGGACACGATTATCTACAAGATTATGAAGCACGTTACGAGTCGTACCACAGGAAGGAAAACCTTATTCCGTTCGATCTGGATTATTTCAATAAAATTACGAAGGGTGGCTTACCGAATAAAACGCTCAATATTGCTCTTGCTGGCACTGGCGTCGGTAAATCTTTGTTTATGTGTCACTTCGCAAGTAGTGTTCTACTGCAAGGCAAGAACGTCTTATACATCACGATGGAAATGGCTGAGGAAAAAATTGCGGAAAGAATTGATGCGAACCTTCTGAATGTCCCCATCGGTGACTTGGTAGAACTGCCTAAGTTGATGTTTGAAAACAAAGTAACTAATCTTGGCAAAAAAACACAAGGCACTCTTATAATTAAAGAATACCCAACTGCATCCGCACACAGTGGACACTTTAAGGCACTTCTTAATGAACTTGCACTTAAGAAGTCATTCCGACCTGATATTATTTTCATTGATTACCTTAATATATGTGCTTCCGAACGGTATCGCGGAAATGGCTCTGTCAATTCATATTCGTATATTAAAGCAATTGCTGAAGAACTTAGAGGACTGGCTGTTGAAGCAAACGTCCCTATCGTTTCTGCCACGCAGACCACTCGTTCTGGTTATGGTAGCAGCGATGTTGAGCTCACTGATACTTCTGAGTCCTTTGGTCTCCCTGCTACTGCTGATCTTATGTTTGCCCTTATTTCTACTGAGGAGTTGGAATCCTTGGGACAGATACTTGTGAAGCAGTTGAAGAATCGTTATAACGATCTCAACATGAATAAGCGATTTGTTGTCGGTATCGACCGTGCCAAGATGCGTC